ATAAATACTTCTTTTTCTAAATTCGTTAGATAACCAATATAGTAAAGATATTTATATCTAACACGATTTTCACCCACAAATTCTTCCGTGAATGGTTCTAAATTCATTATTAGCTTATAATCATCGCAATTATAGTTTGTTTCTTCGCTAAATTCTCGTTTCGCACATTCTAAGTCACTTTCTCTATAATTTCTTCTGCCTTTTGGAAATTCCCATTCTGTCATCATGTAATTTGTCTTTGAATTATCAACAAAATATTGTAAATTTATAAAAATATCTCTCTTTTTAAAGTGAAATCCATTGCTTAATCTCATAAATTTATCATGTCCCTTATGATAATCACTATTCTTTTGTATTGTCTCAATATCTATCATCCATAAGGTAGACCATAATTCATCAAAACTATTATTAATAATACTTCTCTTTTCATCTATAGTAAATTTATCAATTAATATCTGTATATAATCAATATTATATACATCATATTTACCTCTTATAAATTCAATAAAACATAATGAATCCTTCCTCTGAATCATTAAAACTTGATCTTCATCTTTATCTGTTCTAAAGAGTAAATTTCCACAACTTAATACAGGATTTCTACAATCTCTCTGAATATGTCCCTTTAAACCACAATTATTACAATAAATAGTTGATTTGTCATCCATCGCGTTTTCCTTAAAGAAATATACGAGTTTTCTTTTTAAATTAAAAATATATTTAAGATATTATAATGAAGAATTCAATTAAACCAAAGATCTGGGGTCCCCACGGTTGGAAATTCCTTCACTATGTATCTTTGGGTTATCCCGATAACCCCACTGAAGAAGATAAACAAAACTATAAAGATTTTTTTACATCATTGAGATATGTCTTACCTTGTGAAAAATGCGCCATGAATTATAAACACAATTTAGCAAAATACCCAATTGATAATCACTTACACAATAGAGACACACTCGTTAAATGGGCTATAGATGTTCATAATGAAGTTAATGAAGAATTAGACAAACCTACATTACAATACGATGAAGCTATCGAACTGTATTCTAAAGAAGAACCTAAAGTATTAGATTACTGTTTTAAATTTTTAGTCTTAATCACTATATTGGTATTCTTATTTTTCATATTAAAAAATAAATCTTTTAAAATTTAAATATTATTATTATTTATAAATAATGCCATTTGAAATAGGTGATGAGTTTAATGTGTATCGTTTACCGTCTAGAAACCCATGTTCTATGTTGAGGCCAGGTTCTATGATTGAAATTCGTAGTGTTGTTCCAGCTAAATATAAGATAGTTGTTGACGGAGAATACGAATGTCCTATTGTAAGTGAAGATGTTGTTCAGGAAATGATTGGTAGAGGTAGTGGAAAGAAACGCAGGTCTAAGAAGAAGTCTAAGAAGACTAAACGATCTAAGCGGTCTAAGAAGACTAAACGATCTAAGCGGTCTAAGAAGTCCAAGCGGTCTAAGAAGAGATAAATTTACTGATTCTTAAACCAAACTGAAGCATTATCATCTTCAAAATATGGATTATTCCCTTCTACTATTCTGTTATCTTTAGTCTTAACACGTAAAACATCTAATACATGATCTTTCGCATTATTATTTTTTAATACTCTTTCCAACATCCTATGACCAGTCGTTTGAAAGACAAATCTACCTTTCCACTTCTTGTATATTGGATCTTTAACCTTTTCATAAAAACTACGCTTTGATTCTTCTGCTATCTCTAAAAATAATTTCTCACCCTTCTTTGAACCCATTACAGCATTGTATGGTAGCTTTTGTTTATCATCATGCCATGTCACAAAAAAATAATCTTTTTTGAATAAATCTTCTAATGATTTTAATGGATGGATATCACAATCTACATAAATCCCACCATGTTTATATAATATTAAATATCTTATGAAATCTGCTCTCTGAATAGGTAATGTGAACGCCTTCCATAGAGCTAAATATTGAGGGAAATCCTTCTTAACAAGTTCAACACACTTCTTTAGATCCCACATCTTGTGTTTATAACCTTGCTTTTTGCAAAATGCTTTTGTCTTTTTCACATTTTCATAAAAAATTGGTATGTCTTTGAGAGGAATTCCATCATCAAAAATACCATATATCTGATGAACTAAACGGGTGGGTTTTGTATGAGATAAGGATGCTTTTAGAGGTGTTTTTCTAGTTCTAGATTTTCTATTTGTTCTTTTTCTATTTGTTCGTTTTCTACGTGTGGATTTTGTTTTGTGAGGCATATTATATACTAACTATAGAATTTATTTGCGACCGTATTTGTTGTACAATTTACCAGTCCACCGATTCTCTAATCAGATCAAGGAGAGTGCCTTCGCCAGGGACTCCAGGCGACATGTGTATGAAGGCATACATCTTCTTAGAGCAATTAGGATACTTCTTAAACTTGTCTTTGAGCTTGATATTCTCCGGTCTATCAAGTGCTTCCTTAAACTTCGTGTCATATTCCGTCCAAGATGTTACTACCCGACATCCATCCGGCACATCAATGCCTCTTCTCTTAAGTAGCTCCTCGGCTGGTTCATTTCTGAAGCGAGTGAGTTTTTTCACCCCTGTAATGATAATGGAGCCACCTGCCCCCATGTCTCCATGGAAATTGACGCCATCCCGTGAGAAGACAACATGCTTAGAACCATCTCTCGTGGTAGTCCCCCCTGAATCATCCACGGATTCATCTGGTCTAGCCGTGTTCTCGCAGGGTTCGGCGACATTTGACTTCCACGGAATGATATCACCCGCTTTGGCACCCTCAGGGACTTGATGGAATTTCCCATCGAATTCTTCCCCCCAAATCCTAGGACGTGGATTATCGTATAACCCGGCTATTGGAAGAATACCTTTCTCAATAACGCACCAATGGGTCCCACATATGCCATCAGTTTTTGCGGGATTCTGGCACTGTGGACCTGTGCCATCACGCCACACCCTACACCTACATCTGGGACGCCCGTCCTTCAAGATCGCCTGAAACGGAGCCAAGGTGTTGGCGGAAGACATGTTGCCGAGAAGAGAGTGTGACCGACCGACTCTGTAGCGCGATTGACTCTGTAGCGCGATTGACTCTGTAGCGCGATTGACTCTGTAGAGATTGAAGCGGTGCTGATTAGATTATCAGTCAAGCGTTGTTTCTTAATTCATCAAATCACAACGATAAATCAAATTTATCTATTCGCGAAAAAAATTTATTCATAATTCATTCGTTTCATAATTCATCTAAATTTTTTTCTTGTTTAAGATTATAAAACAAATGCCAAGACCAAAAACTCTTGTTGTAGAAAAAATATATTCGGACGATGAAATTAAATCTAAAGAAGGACAATGGTTTGATGAATCTCATATTAAATATCCTATTGTAAACTCTAATACCGATGTGTATCGCCTAGATGAAGAAGGTAATAAGCATTTGTTATTAAAATTCAGGAAAAATGTTATACCCGATAGTTTAATAAAGACAGGTTGGGATTCATATAAAGATTTAGCGAAAGCGAGTCGGGGGAGAGGTGCTTCAGCCGGCCCAATTGATGTGAATAGTCAGTATTGGGGTAAACGTAAACTAGTTGATACTAAGAAATGGTCAACCGGTTATCTGAATCCCAAAGGATTAGAATTACATGATTCATTGTCTCCGTTAGATGAAAGCGAATTATGCGTTAAATGCGATGAATTAAATATTAAACGTAAAGATGGTTTATCTAAAGATGAATTAATACATCTAATCATTAAAAAACAAGGAGGTATCTCAAAAATGAAAGTTAATAACCAAGTCGCCAGTAATCCAATTGGATTTTATGAATCTGGTAAGAATTTTGCCGATTTACCATGTCGCTTAACTCATTTCACCAGAACTAATTTTGAAAAATATAATGATGGATTACCTTTTATTCAGCATATCGACAAATTATTTCAAAAACTTATCCCAGAAGCCCATAATAAACAGTTAGTGAGAGCAGATACTAAACCACTATTGAAAATTCCTAAGACAGCTTTTAGTACAGTGACTATTAATCGCAACTTCAGAACCGCAATGCACAGAGATGCCGGTGATTTTAGAGACGGTTTTGGTAATCTCACTGTGATTGAAAGAGGTAAGTATCACGGTGGATATACAATCTTTCCACAATATGGTGTGGCTATTGATTTAAGAAACAATGATTTTGTAGCCATGGATGTTCATCAATGGCATTGTAATACTCCTATGTATGAAACCCCAGAAGATAAAGAATTTAATAATACGTTGGATTATGCCTTTAAAGACAACCCTCAAGTTGGAACGGTAGGTATCTATGAAAAATATACCAGAATATCTTTTGTCTGCTATTTAAGAGAAAAGATAGCGAATTGTCCCGATATAATAGATCCTAGATTTTTAACGAAATCGGGTCATGGAAAAATAATTAAAGAACCTACTGAATCTACTGAGAATACTCAATCTGCTAAATCTGTTGAATAAATTAATCATAATATTTATGAATACTATATTTTACCCAATCATCAAAATTAAACATTTGATGATAACCATCTGTTTTTTTCATCGTTGTTTTCATTAATGGTTCTATACAACGACTACTATATAATGCTCCCAAATATTTATCTTTATATCTTGCTTCTTGTAACGATCCATTCAAAACAATAAAATCACAATCTTTTCCATCATGATCATGTATTTCTGTACTACAATTAGGTTCCCATCTTATCAAAGCATAGTTTGATAAACCTAGTGTATATTTTGTATAAGCATTTCCAATTTTCACTCGTTGAATAAAATTCATATTAAAGTTAAATTATTATTATATTAATATAATATGGAACAAATTTTAAATCCTTTTGATAAAGTTAATCCATTATCAAATTATGAAAAGATGAAAAATATAATAATAAATATTAAAGACAAACAATTACTACTTGAAATATCTAAAATGTTAGATGAAAGATTAAAAGAATTTAAATAAGTTTATTTAAAGTTATATTTATCAGTTACTCATTATAGCAATGAGTGATAAGACAAGTATTGTTACAATTTTACATGGAGAAGAAGAATTTATACCCTTGATTAGAGAAAACTATAATAATTTTTTAGATAAATATTCATTAGAATTAGTAATTGTTGATGATGGTGATACGAATTTAATCAGTCATTTTAGTGATTTAGAAAATGTATTATACTTGCATTTGAATTCAGAAGAAAAAGAAAAGTTTACCGATCAGATACATGAAGAATATAACCAACCGAATAAATCATACTTATATTACGAAAAGTTAAGAGGTAGATTACCTAATGGATTTTTGAGAGATTATGGTTGTGGAATGAGTAGTCATGATAATATTTTCCATATGAATATGGATTGTATTTATCATCCAAAAAGTATTCAGAGAAAGTTAGCATTCTTGAAGCGAGTAGGTGCTGATTGTATTTATTGTGATACAACTTTAGCGTATGATATCTACGGTAAAGAATTATATAAAACAGAATCACCTGTTAAGATTCATGAATCCACTCTGTTTCATACAAGAGAATTCTGGAAGCGTAGAGGATTTCAATGGCATGACACAATAAATGAAGGGAAATATTTTCACTATAACAATGGTCAAGATAGAAAGATGGATAATTATTATGATACTATTCAAGTATTAAGTGTTCATAATATTAATATTTACAAGCCTGTGAAAGTTACTTTAGAGGGTGTAGATATTAAGATCCCGGAAATGATGAATGAAATCAAGGTTACCGAGCATCCATTCAAAAGATTAATTATCGATATTTTTAAGGATGAAACAACTATTTTGGGTTTAGAAAGTGAGTTCTTAGAGAATATAGAATTGGATGAAAGATGGGTTACACATAACATTAAAGATAAATGGAAGCAAACAAAGCTGAGTAAAATGGTGAAACAAATTGGTGAAAGTTTTAATGTGTTTTTATATTCAGCAAAACATCCAGCATGGGATTTATTTAAAAATGTGCCATTTGATATTATAATCCTTGAAACACCGAAGAATTATGAACAAATGTGTAGTATTATTCAATCCAATAAAACTCATGAATATATTCATGTTCAAGGATTATTCATTAGAAGGGAATTCCTTGAAAATTAAAATAGTTTGTATAGTATAAAATATGGATATTGTTAATAGAGGAGTTGATACAGGTAAAGGTTATGTGAAACAAGGTCGTGGTTACTTAAATCAGAAGATGCACAATACTATGATTCAGCACTCAGTATTTGCTGCTATTGTATTTCTTATTGTTGCTCATCCAAAAACATTTCAGTTGGTTGATAGCGTTGTAAAGGTTCATGATAAGAATGCTTTACTACTTATTCATGCTGTAGTTGCTGGTTTAATCATGTATTTTGGTAGTTTATATCTTTTTGAACCAGTTCAGAGAGTTTTACTTGGCGCATAAATTAACACTATAATTTACTATTTGGTTTTCTTTTCATTTTAATATTATTTTTCATTATTTCAAAGAAAAATAACTTCATATAAATTTTTACTTCGTTTAAAATAGTTTTGTCTTCGATTTGATCTTTTAATGAATCAAAGAATACATAATGTTTTTCAAGTCTCTTTAATATTTCATCATTGTCCATTTAGATATAATTAAGATTGTAGTTTTTAAATCAAAAAAATTTGATATTATTTAAAATTAAAATATTTATAATAACTAAAATGGGTAAATATTTGTGCAAACGATGCGGCAAAGAATTCAATCAAAAATCTCATTTTGAGACACATTGTAAAAAGAAAATTCCATGCAAAGATATTAACAAGGTGATATCTAATCTTGTAAAATCAGAAGTAAATGAACAAGTTAAACTATTAGTCCCTCAGTTTGGTGAATTATCAAAAACACTTACTAGTAAATTGGATAAAAAAACAAAAAAATCAAAAGGTATATTCTTCACACCGTATAATATTATTAAGAAATCTTGTGATATAGTATTTGAATATTGTAACAAAAACAACATTGAAATCACCGATATTTTAGAACCTTCTTGCGGTTCTTGTGAATACATTAAACATATTGATAACATAACCGAAAATGTAAATATTGATGGAATTGAGTATGATGATACTATATATGAAAATATAAAATCATTGAAATTCAGAAATACTGTAAATTTAATGAAAATGGATTACTTAAAACATGAAGTAGAAAGAATGTATGACCTTATTATTGGGAACCCCCCTTATTTTGTGGTTAAACAATCAGATGTAAAGAAAGAATATAAACAATTTTATGATGGTAGACCAAATATGTTCGTTCTCTTTATCATTCATTCTTTATCAAAGCTTAAAGAAGGTGGTCTAATATCTTTCATTTTACCAAAGAGTTTCTGTAATTGTCTTTATTACAACAAGATAAGATCACACATTAATAAAAATTTTACAATTGTAGATATTTGCGATTTTAGCAAAGAATCATATCTAGAAACAGCACAAGATACTATCATGCTTTTCATTCACAATAAACCAGGTGAAAATAATGATTATATATACAATAACAATGGAAATATATTATTTAATACACCGGAAAATATTAAACACATTAAAAGATTATATGATAACTCTACAAATCTTAAAGATCTTAATTTATCAGTTAAGGTTGGAAATACAGTCTGGAATCAATGTAAAGATATTTTAACAGATGATAGCAAATTTACAAGACTAATATATAGTGGAGATATCAAAAATAATAAACTGGAATTAACAGAATATAAAAATGATGAAAAGAAAAATTATATTATGGCAAAAGGGGAAACGAAACCCGTATTAGTAGTGAACAGAGGGTATGGCGTGGGAACTTATAATCTTAATTATAGTATTATTGATTTAGATCATGAATACCTGATTGAAAATCATTTAATCATTATAAAATCAGATGATAATCTTTCGAAAGAAGAGTTAATCAGTAAATTTAACATGATAACTAAATCATTTGATGATAAGAGAACTGAAGAATTCATTCAATTGTATTGTTGTAATTCAGCATTAAATACAACAGAATTACAAACAGTACTCCCTATCTATTTGTAAATTTGATTTCATGGTGGTTGATTATTTTTTATAAGAACATATCAAACTTGTATAATGACTGACACGATTCCTTCTCCTGTCTTTGAAAGAGAACTTGGGCAAATCCCTATTAGGGAATTATTTGCTAGAGATGGAGATGGTTCATATTTGAATTTTGATTCTACAGAAGATCGCGAAAAAACACAGAAAAAATACCGTATCCCTATACATCAAAGGTTCAATCGATGGTCTTCAGATGATAAACAATCTCTGATCGCTTCAATCTTTCTAAATTATATTATTGGAAGTATCAGTTTATCCAGACACCATGATGGTGAGATGGGTTTCTATGAAAATATTCAAGATGGACAATCCAGATTAACAGTAATTCAGGAATACATAGAAGACAAATTTAGATTTAAAGGTCTTACATTCAGTGAATTATCAGAATATGATCGTAATAGGTTTATGGATTATAAATTTTCAACTGATGTAACAGTTCCTAGCAGGATTAGAGGGAATACAAACTTGACCTTAGATGATCACTACTTTATTAATTTTGATCGCATCAATAAGGGTAAATCTTTATCAGATAATGATAAATACTGGTGTTACAAGAATAAAAAACTTGTTGAAATAGCTATTAATCTTATAAAACATTCAAAAAAAGATTATGATTTTATGGGAGTTTCAAAGTTTGGAGAAAAAGATAAGAATGGTAAAGTAGAACGCAAACCACTTGAAGAATTTGTCACTTTTATAAGCGCATTATTGAATAACATATACAAAAAATCTTTTGATAGAAACAGTGAATATTTAGAATATAAAAAAACACGCGACCCTGAAGAACAGGGGAAGAAACCATACACTCAGAGTGACGTAGAGTATGTCGATGATTTTATGGAGTTTTATAAAAGTATTTATGATATAATGATTGAACAAATGCCTTCCAGAAAAGGAGAAAGATTCATTTCAACAATCCGGGTAAATTTCTAGGGATGATTGTCATGGATTATAAAGACGAATCTACAACCTCAGATTACAAAAAAGATATGTGGGTTAATATCCTCAATATAAATCGTGCTTCAGATAATTTTATGAAAGAGACATATACTCTTTGGAATGGTTTAACCGAAGCTAACAAGAAGAATCAAGAAGAAGAAAATATTCGTATGAGATTAAACCGAGTTAAAGAATTTTATGCAAATAAACAAGAGACTGCTTCTAAATTTCATATTGAATACAATGAAAATTCATCTGATTAACTAATCTGTAGAGCAGGGAAAGCAACACCATTACCATTCTTCCATCTTAATAAGATATTCATCTCTTTATTACTTTTTGTTAAACATACAACTGTATTATTTTTTTTGATCCTTAAAACTTTATCAATTGTATAATCATCCGGATCCACTTCTTGATAATGAAACTCATTATTACCCCATAACATGTACTTTTTATCTTTTTGAGTATCAATCAGATAATTATTCATTTCCGAAATTTTTAGTTGGCTTCCTTCTAAAAACTTCTTAATACTTTCTCTGGACTTTTCATTCATAAAATTATAATTTTGAATATCTTCTTCTAACCCAGTATACTTTGATGATTGATTAGCACCCTTATAATATGCCTCTTTAAATGGAATCATGCATATTGGATTGTTACCATGTATTTGTTTTAGGTAA